CAATTCTTTTCCTCTGTTTATCCTACTATTTCTTCTGGTAAAAGCACAAAAGTCATCATCATCTCGACGCCAAACGGGATGAACATGTTCTATAAACTCTGGCATGATTCAGAGTTGAATAGGAACGAATATAAAAGAACTGAAGTACACTGGTCACAAGTTCCAGGAAGGGATGACGCATGGAAGAAACAAACTATTGCAAACACTTCTGAACGTCAGTTCACTCAAGAGTTTGAATGCGAATTCTTAGGATCGGTTGATACTCTGATTGCTGCATCAAAACTCAGAACTATGGTTTATGAAGAACCCATCCATGATAGTGGTGGGTTAAAGGTTTATGAAAAACCAATTGAAAACCACGAGTACTTGATGACGGTTGACGTTTCTCGTGGTGTCAATAATGACTACTCAGCATTTATTTTGTACGATATTACAACAGTACCATACAAAGTTGTAGGTATTTACAGAAACAATGCAATCAAACCAATGGTGTTTCCAAACATCATTCACCAAGTAGCAACTAATTATAATAAAGCATTTATCCTTTGTGAAGTTAATGACATTGGGGACCAGGTTGCATCTATTCTTCAGTATGATCTTGAGAATGAGAATCTACTAATGTGTGCAATGAGAGGTCGTGCTGGTCAATTAGTTGGTCAAGGATTCTCAGGTGCAAAGACCCAACTTGGAGTAAAGATGAGCACCACCGTTAAGAAGATTGGATGTTCAAATTTAAAACAGTTGATTGAAACCGATAAACTTCTTGTATGTGATTATGATATTATTGCTGAACTTACTACGTTCATTCAAAAGAAACAATCCTTTGAAGCAGAAGAAGGATGTAATGATGACCTTGCAATGTGCTTGGTAATTTTTGCATGGTTAGCACAACAAGATTATTTTAAAGAATTAACTGACAATGATGTTCGTAAAAGAATCTATGATGAGCAAAAGAACCAAGTAGAACAAGATATGGCACCATTTGGTTTTATTGATGATGGGTTAACTGATTATGAATCAATTGATACTGAAGGTAACGTTTGGTATATTGCCGAGAATGGAACAGGAAATTATTACAGTGAAACAAGTGAATATGGAGATATGAATTACATGTGGGAATACAGATGATGGATTTTGATGAAGAGTTTGAATTAGATTATCTACTCTTCAATGAAAGGATGTGTCGCACATGCCATATTAAAAAAGATTTACTTACCGATTTCTATTTGACACGTAAAAATAAAAAAGGATTTCCTTCTGCATATTCTTATGAGTGTAAAGAGTGTACTATAAAGAGAGTAGTTGCAAGTAGAATGGTATCAAACATTGTTGATAAATGGGAATATCCTGACTGGTAGGATGTTCATGTATGGTTTCCCCCTTTGAATGTATCAAAATAATAAATAGATTTAGAAAATATGATATATTTTTAGGAGAAACCAATGGCAGTTTTACGCTCCCCTGGAGTTGTCGTTAGGGAAAAGGATTTAACTAACGGCAGAGCAGATATTGCAAATAGCAATGTCGCTGGTTTTGCAGCTCCTTTCCAAAAGGGAAATATCGCAACGCCAACAATTATTAATTCAGAAACACAATTAGTAGAATATTTTGGTGAACCAAATGCTCAAAATGCTGAGTACTGGTTATCAGCAAGTAATTATCTTTCTTATGGAGGAACACTCTCTGTAGTTAGAATCGATTCACCATCTTTACAGAACGCAATCGCTAGAGATGGTAATTATGTTTCTGTAATTACAGTAGACAATCCAACACTCAACGGCAAATATATATCTGCACCTGCAGTAACTATTACTGGTGGTGGTGGTTCTGGAGCAACAGGAAGAGCAGTTTTAAATGCAGATGGAAGAGTTGTAAGCATTACACTAGAAACCCTTGGTTCTGGATATTCTACTGCACCTTCTGTGACTATTGACCCTGTTGGTATTCAAGCAGTTGGAAGTGTTGTTCAAGGAACTCAGGCACAGGCAACTGCAACTGAATCTAATATTGATACTAATGCGGGAAATGCATTAACGGGAACTATAACTCCAACTAACGCTGGTTCTGGTTATTCTTCCAATCCAGTAGTAACTGTAACTCCAACTAATGGTGGAACTGGTGGATCAGGATCTGCTACTGTTCTAAATGGTGAAGTGATTTCTGTTACTTTATCTGGTGGTAGTGGTTACAATTCACCACCTACAATTGAGATTGCTCCCCCAACAGGAGTTGTAGTAACAGTGCCAGGTGTTGGTACAAATTATAATCCAGCAGAAACATATCCAGTTACCGTTTCAGGTGGAGTTTCTACTCAACCAGGAGGCAGTCCATTTAGTGGAACTTTAATTGTAAATTCAGAAGGAAGTGTAACTGGAGTTACAGTTACTAATTTTGGTAATTATAGTAGTTTTACAGGTATTCAAGTCAGTTTACCAGAACCTGGTGTACGTGCAGAAGCAACTGCAAGTATTGCTGCAGATCCCATCAAAATTACTACTCCAGATGTATATGAAGCATCTTATAGTGATAACTCTAGTGGTTGGTTATTTGCTGCTAAAAGTGCAGGAGTTTGGGGTAATAGTTTAAGAATTTGCACAGTCGATAATGGACCTAGACAATCTTTACGTTTAACAACAAACTCACTATCAAATGAAGACAATATTCAAATTGGTGCAGTTGTAAACGCAGGTTCAGTTTACGGTAAAGTTATTGACGTAACTACCAGAAATATTCAAGGATTAAATGGTTTAGAATCAAGAACTTTTGTTCATGTTGTTATTACAAATTCTTCAGGAGTTTATAATAACAATCCTGGCAATTCTGAGTTGTTCTCTATCCCTCAGGGCAGTTCAACCGTTTCAGTAACTATTGGTGCTCAAGGTGGAAACACTGTTGATTTAATTGATGATGGAACTGAATGGTATGCAACTAAAACTCTTTATGATGGGTCTAATATTCTGTGGAGTTCTATTGCAGCAAGACCAATTTCATCTTCAGATGCAAGTGCATTTAGAGGAAATGTCTGGGGTCGTGATGCAATTCACTTGGTAGTAGTTGATGAAGATGGATTAATTAGTGGAAGTACGGGAACTATTTTAGAAGCGCACACATATCTTTCTAAAGCATATGATTGCAGAGGACCTGAAGGTGGTTCACTTTACTATAAAGATTATGTTTCTAGTGGAAGTGCTAATGTTTATGTTGGAGACACTTTATATGATTATCAACAAAAAACTTCTGTATTTGAACCTGTAGGTGCTATTAATAAACCACTTTCAAATGGTTCTAGTTATCAAACAGTAGATAATCAGTGGAATATTTCAATTACTGATATCAATAATGCATATGATTATTTTAGAGATGAAGAGACCGTAAATATTGAATACTTAATCATGGGTCCTGGTCTTCCATCTGAAATCGATAGCAGAGCGAAAGCAGCACACATTGGTTCTATTGCCGCTCAAAGAAAAGATTGTATGGCATTTGCTTCACCACATAAAGGAAATATTATTTCTAGCAGTGGTTCTGCATTTAGCAACAATCAAATTACAAAGAATGTAAAGAACTTCTTTGACGCAATTGGAAGCAATTCATATCTTGTATTTGATTGCAATTACAAATATGTTTATGATCGTTGGAACGATGTATATCGTTATATTCCATGTAACACTGACGTTGCTGGACTTGTAGCAGACACTGCAATTAGAAATGAACCATGGTTCTCCCCTGCTGGTTTCTCCAGAGGTGGTATTCGTAACGCTGCAAAACTCGCTTGGAATCCAAGCAAAGCAGATAGAGACGAACTCTATGCAAATAGAATTAATCCTATCTCAGTATTCCCTGGACAGGGTGCAGTTCTCTTTGGAGATAAAACCGCACTTTCTAACCCATCTGCATTCGATAGAATTAATGTTCGTCGTTTGTTCTTGGTTCTGGAAGCAGCAATTGAAGAAGCAGCAAAAGCACAGTTATTTGAACTTAATGATGAAACCACAAGATCAGTATTTAAAGGTATTGTTGAACCATTCCTCCGTGATGTTCAATCAAGAAGAGGAATTTATGACTTCTTAGTTGTATGCGACAGCACCAATAATACATCTTCGGTTATTGATAACAACGAGTTTGTTGCTGATATTTACATTCAACCAGCACGCTCAATTAATTTCATCACCTTAACATTTACTGCAACTAGAACTGGAATTCAGTTCAATGAAGTCGTTGCAAGATAAATAACCTCAGGGAGATACTAATCAAATGTCAAACATCATCGATTTTAAAACTAGATTAAAGGGTGGGGTTCGCCCCAACCTTTATGAGGTAGAGATTAACTTTCCAACTAATATTAATCTTGGGGAAAGAAAGTCAACGGTAGATTTAACTAGATCTACAAAATTCCTTTGCAGATCCGCTGCACTTCCTGGTCACAACCAAGGAGTTATTGAAGTTCCTTTTAGAGGTCGTTTCCTTAAAATTCCTGGAGATAGAACCTTTGAAGCATGGACAGCAACATTCTATAACACTGAGGACTTCGATCTCAGAGCAGCATTTGAACAGTGGATTAACTTTGGTAACAAGGTTGATGAAAACCTCGGTTCAATGAATTTTGGACAAAGATCTTCTGGTGCATATTTCCAAGACATTTATGTAAGACAAAAGTCAAAGGACGTAGAATACGCAGCAAACTCTGGAGACGATCCAAATGCAGTTCTTAGAACTTATAAATTGATTGGCGCTTGGCCAAGCAGTGTTGGTGCAATCAACATTGCATACGACAGCAATGACGCAATCGAAGAATTTGATGTTGAGTTTCAATATCAATTTATGGATGCTGGCGATGATGATGGAGTTGGTGAACTCACTGGCGTCAGAACTGTACTTTGATTCTTACTAAATAGTAGCAACGGTTAATTTTTATTTGGAATGGCGCAACTATTTGGTTTCTCAATTAAAGATGAGGATCTCAAGAAGAAGGGGGCGAAGGCAGCTACGTCCCCTGTCCCACCTACAGATAACGATGCGACCTCAACCATCACTCCTTACGGGGGATGGTTTGGTCATTATGTAGATCTTGATGATACTAAAAAGCGCGATGAGATTAATCTCATTCGTCGTTACAGAGAGATGGCGCTTCAACCAGAAGTTGATAGTGCTATAGAAGATATTACAAACGAAGCAATTGTAACTGATAAGGATGATAGTCCAGTAGAAGTAGAACTATCAAACTTAGAAGCATCAGAATCAATTAAAAATAGAATTAGAGAAGAATTTAATCAGGTAAAACGTCTTTTAGATTTTGATAAAACTGCACACGAAATCTTTAGACGTTGGTATGTTGATGGTAGAATCTATTATCATAAAGTCGTAGACCTAGAAGATCCATCTAAAGGTATTCTCGAACTTCGTTATATTGATCCGCTTAAAATTAAAAAGGTTCGTCTTGTAGAAAAACCCCCTGTTGATGCAGATCAATTTAATAAGTATGACTATGGAAAAGTAACTGAATTTTATGTTTACAATAACAAAGGTGTAAACAATACTAATCAAGGAATTAAAATTGCAAAAGATGCTATTGCATCTATCACTTCAGGTATTACTGATCAAGGTAGAAATATTACTTTAAGTTATCTTCATAAAGCAATTAAGTATTTAAATCAACTTAGAATGCTTGAAGATAGCATTGTCATTTATCGTTTGTCAAGAGCACCAGAGCGTAGAATTTTTTATATTGATGTAGGCAATCTTCCCAAAATTAAAGCAGAGCAGTACCTCCGTGAGGTAATGTCTCGCTATAGAAATAAGATGGTTTACGATTCAAACACTGGCGAGATTCGTGATGACAAAAAGCATATGAGTATGCTTGAGGATTTCTGGTTACCTCGTAGAGAAGGTGGTCGTGGTACAGAAATTACTACATTACCTGGTGGACAGAATCTCGGAGAACTTACTGACATTAAGTATTTTCAAACTCAACTTTACAAAGCACTTGGAGTTCCACCATCAAGATTGGAGAGCGACAAGTCATTTGATCTCGGAAAATCAGAAGAGATCAATAGAGATGAAATCAAGTTTACTAAATTTGTAGGTCGTCTTCGCAAGAAGTTCTCTGACTTATTTCATGATCTTCTTAGAACCCAACTCATTCTGAAAGGAGTTATTACTCCAGAAGATTGGGAAGAAATGAAAGAGCACATTCAGTACGATTATCTTTATGATAATCAGTTCTCTGAAATGTCAGATCTTACTATGCTCAAAACCAAGATGGATGTCTTAGATCAATTAGACCTCTATGTTGGTAAGTATTTCTCTCAGGAATATGTAATGCGTCAACTCCTTCAGTTTACTGAAAGAGAAATTGAAGAGATGAAAGATCAGATAAATAATGAAATTAAGTCGGGTCAAGTTATTGATCCTCTTGATCAGGTTGCACAAGAAAAGCAAAATGCGGATCTTGATATGGAAACTAAGAAAGCTTCCTTAGACCAACTGAAGAATCCTCCTGCACCAAAAGCGTCAGGAAATTCAAACACTAAATAGTATCGAGGTTAATTATGGAACCCACTAAAATTGTTGACATGGT